TCTCGATCAGCGCCAGTTGCTCGACCTTGTGGGCGTCGTTCTTCGCAGCGCGGATCTTGGCCTCTTCCGCGGCGAGATCGGCCAGCTTCTTGGCGGTGTCGGCGTCGATGGCCTTCTTTTCGGCGTCGGCCCGCGCCTGGATGTCGCCCGTCAATGCTCGCTGGGCTTCGATCAGCGCCTTCAGCCCGCTTTCGTAAGCGTCGCGCGCGGACTTGTCGAAGCCGACGGTCTGGTCCTCGCCCTTCGGTTTGTCGAAGGCGAGCTGACGCCCGGCGCCCTGGCGCTCGTTCAGTTCGTAGCCCGATCCCGTCACATCGATCTTTCCGCCGGCGAGAAGGTTGGCCACCTTGTCGCGGAGCTCGGCGTTTCGACCGCGCTGCGCCAGCGCGTGGTATCCGGCTGCGATGCCATGGCCAGCGAGGTCGAAGGGACTGGGGACGATATAGGCAGGCGGCTCCTTCGGGCCCTCAACCCCTGGAAGATGCGGAATGTGGTCGGCGAGATCCTGCAGGCCCCGGATGACCGCGGGGATCGAGCCCAGCAAGTCCGCGAGCCCGTGCGTGCAGCGCTCGATGAACTTGGCCACGCCTTCGATCGCCGGCGCCGCTTCGATGAAGGCCTTCTTGAAGTCGACGCCGATCCGATATGTGAGCTCTTCAACCTTGTCGTTCAGCTCGGCCGCCTCAGCGATCTGGCGCGGGTCGACGATCGAACCGTTGTCGCGCGCCTCCCTCATCTTGGCGATGAACTTGTCGATGCCCTCCGAGCCCTCGTTGATCAGCGGCAGAAGACCGTCGAGGCCGAAGGCCTTGGCCGCCGAAGCGCGCTGCTGGGCGTTCGGGAGCGTCGAGATCTTCTCCAGCACCAGGCGCAGCTTCTCGACCGGATCGACGGTCTGTTGCACCTCCTGGCGCGTCAGCCCGACGCCGGCCGCGAACTTCTCCATGTTCTTGTCGCGGACGTGGCTCTCGAAGCCGCCGATCTTCTCGTTGAACTGCGACATCGCCTCGCGGCCCTGCTGCAGCCCAATCGACGTCGCGACCGCGGCATAGTCGAACTGCTGGAGGCTGGTCGTGCTCGTGCCCAACGCCTTGGCCGTCCGATCGATGTCGTCGGCCCACTCCATCGACTTCCGCGTCGCTTCCGCAGCGATGGCCAACGTCGCAAGCGCCGCGGCCGCGCCGAGGCCTACCGGGCCCAGCGCTTCGATCGCCGAGCCGAAGATCGGGATCTTCGCCGAGCCCTCCTCGAACACCGCCAGGCGGGTGCGGTCGAAGACGCTGTCCAGCGCCTTGCCCACGTTGACGCCTTCGGCGGCCTTTTCCGCGGCGGCTAGGGCGACAACGGCGGACTCCGCCTCGTGCAGCGCCTTGGCGCCGGTCAGGCCAACAGACTGCAGCTTGCCTAGCTGGGTCTGCAACGCCAGCGCCTCGGAGAGCTGGGCGACCTGGCCCTTGGAGCCGGATGCCCGGGCAATGGCGAGCTGGGTCTCCAGCTGCGCCGTCTGGGCCTTCTGCACCGCCTGCTGCAGGACGAGTTGCTCGCGCAGCCCCTTGGCCTCGGCCGTGTTCTTCGCAGCCTGCGCCGCCGCTAGCTGGTCCTGGAGCGCCGCCGTTTTCTTGAGCGTGTCGGTGAAGCCTTTGGCGTCGACCGAGCCGTAGGCCTTTTCGACCTCGGCCATCGCCGCCTTCGACTTCAGCACCATGCGCGCGCCGCCGTCCGAGACGACCCCCACGGCCTGGTCCATCTGCTTCTGCAGGCTGGCGAGCTGCACCCCGTACTGGAGCAGCAATGCTTCCTGGTCGGTCGCCATGCCTTAGGCTCCGGAGGTCTCTTTGGGGAACAGCTGGCGGATGGTCTTGCGCGACGCGGCCTTCAGGCGCGCGACCATCGCCCTTTTGCGAGCGCGCCAGGTCGGGAAGAAGAACGGGTGCGGCGGGATGTGCCGACCGTCGTGCGTCTTGCGCCCGAACTCCATCGCTCGCGCATAGTCGAACTCGCCGTGATTGCCGCCGGTCTCCAGCGCCTTGGCGAAATCGGTGTCGCTGACGCCCTGGGTCTTTCCGCGGCCGGCGCTGATCTTGCGGCTGCGGATCTTCTTCGTGGTCGGCCGGCCGCCGGCGACGATCTTGCGCTTGGTCGGATCGTCCGTCGGCACGGCGCGGATGGTCTCCCGAAGCGTGCCGCTCTCCTCAGGCGCAGCACGCTGCATCGCGGCCACAAGCTCGGCCGTTTCCTTGTCGAGCTCGGCACCGACGGTTGCCTGCAGCGCCTGCGGCAGCGCCCGCATTCGCGCGATCACCCCCTCCAGCCCGATCAGCTTCGCGTCGGCCATCAGCGAAGGTCCGGGCGAAGGGCGATGAACTGCTCGGCGAGAACGTCGGCCTCCTCGCGGTTGAGCAGATCGTCCGTGGTGCTGTTCGCTTTGGCGAAGCCGCCGACCGAGGCCGTGAACTGCCAAAGGCTCATTTGCTCGACTTCCTGCGCCGTGTAGCCGCAGGCCGCGCCGAGGGCGTAGACTCCGTCTTGGCCGAACCGGAGCTTTCCATTTGGAAGGGGGGCCCGGCCTCGCCCCCCTGCAGCTCCCCCACGGCGTCTTCATCCGGCGGCCCGATCAGCGCGGCGATCCCGACGGCGTAGGCGATCGGAGCGGTCTCGGTGAGCGGTCGGTTCTCGACCCACTCGAAGCAGAGCCGGCCGGCTTCCTGCGGCGACATCCCGCCGCCGATCAGCCCCTGGAAAATGACCTCGCGGACTTGCTCGACGCGGATATCGCCGAGCATACGGGCGGTCAGGACCTCCGACAGGGTGAGGCCGGCGGCCAGCGCGATCGCGAACGGATGAAGGTTCTGCACGATGAGGCTGAGCCCCATCTTGTCGTGCATCGCCTCCTGCAGTCGCCGGTGCTCGGCCAGGCCGAAGCGGAATTGCCGCTTCTCGCCCCCGAGCGACTGGAGCGTGTCGCCGTTACGGCTCATGGCTCAGCGCCTTAGGCCGGATCGCCGGCGGTCCATGGCCAGGCGCCGGCGTTCTGGATCGTGATCGACCGCTGCACGAGGTTTCCCTCCTGCTTGAGCTGCACGGTTTCGCCGAGCTTGGTGAGCAGCGCCGGGCCCGCGCGGTAGCCGACGCCCGACTTGCGGTAGCGGATGTTCCGCGACGCGCCACCGTCGAGCCATTGGTTCCAGAAGGCTTCGTCCTCGGACGCGGCCACGCCGCTCAGCGTCACCTGGCCGCCGAAGCTGGAGATGCCCGTGATGTCCCAGGCCGGGGTCTCGGGATTGGTGCAGTCCGGCACAGTCGCCGTGCTGGTCTGGGCCGTGATGTCGAGCCCCTTGCTGGTGATGCCGCACATGCGCGCGGTGTAGGTGCCGGCGCCCGGAGCGTCCTCGACCTCGAGGATGATGCCGGCGAAGCTGCTGGTGGTGGGAAGCGCCATGGCGCGGTTTCCTTTCGGGCTAGATCCTGGGTTGGGTGACGATCTCGAGCTTGACGATCCCGTGGGCGGTCAGCCCGTCACCTGGATCGGTCAGGTACTGCGCCTGCGACGGCAGGGCGGACTTCACGTCGTGGCTCTCGGTCGCGGTGATCGCGAGGGCGGCGGCCATGCCAGCCGCGCCAATTTTCATCGCCTTGGTCTTTCCCGGAGGATCGGTCAGCGACCAAACGTCGAGGGTGATCTCGGTCTCGGCCGCATCAGTGCCGAGGATCGGCAGGACGAAGGCGAGGACGATGACGTAGTCGCCTCGCGCGTTGGTCGGCGGAGTATCGTGGACGCGCACGTCCTGGGGCGCGAAGGCGGCGGCGACGCCGGGGTCGTTCCGCAGCGCCGCGATGACGGTGGCCTGCAGCTCGGCGGAGGGATCGCTGGTGATCATCCGCTCGCCCCGCTGCCGGCCTGCACGGCAAGGATCTCCATCGTGTCGTGCGCCTGGTCCCAGAAGACCGAGGTGATGTTCCAGACCGTCGCGTCGGCGGCCGGCGGCGCCGAACCGCGCGCGTCGAAGGCGCGCCAGCTGTTGTCGATCTGTCGCGTGACACTGTCCCGCCGCACCGTGATCGCGACGGGCTGCGAGCCGGTGAGGCGCTGCTGCTTCACTTCCTCGCCGCCGCGGAGCGGCACGATGGCGGCCGCTCGAGTGATGATGGTCGACCAGGCTTGCTGATCGCCATTTTCGTCGAGAGGCCGCATCTGGAACGTGACGCGCCGCCGGAATTTGCCTGCCGGCGTCTTGGTCATGGAAGCATTCCTCGCCGGATGCGACGGCGCCCTTAGAGCGGGGAGGTGGCGCGCAGGCCGAAGTTCAGCGACATGACCGAGGCGGACGTCGCCATGCCCACGATCTGCGGATAATCGCCGGTCGTGTTGTCCGCGGCGGGGCGGATCCCGCCGGCGGTTCCGGAGAGGTAGTAGGTCGTTCCCGCCGTCACGGTCGCGCCGATGGTGATCGCGCCGCCCTTCTGGACGACGACCGGCTGGCCGGCGGCCGAGCCGGTGAGCGCGACGGCGCCGGCGACGCGGACCTCGGCGGTCGCCGAGTTGCAGTCGGCCTTGTA